GGACTAAGCCAGAATGCCTTGGTTTTCAAGGTCTTTCTGATTTAGTCCTATTATCGCACAATAATCCTTTGTCAAAAGAGCGTCGGCCTGCCCTTGCCGGACAGCTTCAAGAAAATCATTCAGTCCAGGCCGTTCGAGGGTCAGGCCGCTGGCCTCATCCTGTGACTCTCCCACAACATTGAGCTGATACTTTTCCGCAAAGCTGCGAAGATAGTTCATCTGGTTCTCCAACGCCCATTTGTCGGGAGAAGCAACGCGTCCATAGAGCCAATATCGTTTTTTATCCCTCATGCTCCGCAGCCTCCTTTTTTGCGGTATCGGCAAGCAGCCGTTGATATTCGTCCCCGCATTTCCAAACGATCTCAATGGAAGTCGAACTGAAAATGTAGATGTTTTGGATCAGCAGATCCACCAGCTCCCGTGTCAGTGTCCTGACATTGGTATAGGGGAGTATGCTGTCTGCGGAGAGTTCTTCTTCCTTTGCCCGCCGTTTGGCGACCTCCAGCTCTTTGATTTTACTTTCAAGCCGCTGGATATGTTTTTCACACTGTCCTCGCTTATGCTGATAGTCCTCCGCGCTGACTTTGCCGGACACCATATCCTCAAAAGCGGCCATCTTTTCCTGCTGGCGCATTTGTATTGAGTTCTGGTGTGCTTTGATCTGCCGGTCAAGGCGTTGGTTGTAACGGGTATCTTTTGCAGACTGGCGCTGCTTTGTCTGAACCGCCCCTCGGACAAGCTGGGCCATCGTGCGGATAGAAGCTAAAACCGCCTGTTCCAGCTCTTTTTCATCTATCCTGTCCTGCGGGCAGCCAATATCCGGCTTATACCTGTTGGTTCGGCACACATAGCCAGGGTGGGAAGATTGCAGCCGCTCCATCGCAAGTCCACAGTGGCCGCACCGGATCTTCCGATAGAAAACCCGTGTGCTTTCCCCGGCAGAACCGGGATGAGAACTCCGATTCAGGCCCTTGGCCGTATCGAAAACCTCCTGCGTAATGATTGCCGGAAATGCCCCGTCCACAACCGTCCACTGATTTTCTGTAACAGCCTTGACCCGGCTGGAACCCACCTTTTTTCGGGTGGTCTTGCCATAGATCGCTTTGCCGGTGTACCGTTCATCATCCAGTATCTTGCGAACCATAGAAGAAGTCCAGTAGTTTTTATTCTGATCTACGCAGTTCCACTTCCGGCTCACCTCTTGGAGCCGTTTTCTTTGCAGCGGGGTCAGCACCCCTTCTGTATTGAACTTTCTGGCAATTTCCGTGGTGGACAGGCCGCTGATAAAGAGGTCAAACACACGCCGGACCACGGCGGCGGCATCCTCATCCACCAAAAGGGTGTGTTTATTCCCAGGCGCTTTCTGATAGCCAAAGAACGCATAGGGGGCAACGCAGTAGCCTTTTTCGGCAAGCTGCTTTTTGGTCGATCTCACTTTTTCTGATAAGTCCTTGCTGTAAAGGTCGTAGATCACATTTCGGAAGGACACATCAATCAAACCCGCAGAACCGTACTTGTGATCCTTGCTGTCATAGGAATCGTTGATGGCGATAAACCGCACATCCAGGAAAGGGAAAATCTGTTCCAGATAGTCCCCAACCACGATATAGTCGCGGCCAAACCGGGACATATCCTTGACAATGATGCAGTTGATCTTCCTCTGACGCACCTGTTCCAAAAGCCGCCGGACGGCGGGCCGTTCCATGTTCGTCCCAGAATAACCGTCATCACAAAATTCAAGAATCCGCGCCCCGGCAAATTCGGGCCGCAGTTCAATGAAACGGCGGATGTAGGCCCGCTGATTGACAACGCTGTTGCTTTCGCTTTTTTCTTCGGACAGGTCGCCGTCCTCGGCGGAGAGACGGATGTAAATGGCAATCACATAGTTTAACATTTGCTGTAAGACCTCCGGCATCGTGCTACACCTCCTCCTGAAATAGTTTCTTCATCTCGTCCTGATAGTTCAGCACGATATGTACCTGCTTGTCCTCATTCACATAGATTTTCTCCACCAGCGCCAGCAGCATCTCGCGGGATAGCTCCTTTTCATCCTGGAACTTGGCAAAAGCGGTGAACCACTTATTTTGTTTGGGGCTTGCCTCCGGCAAGGCGTCCTTTTCCGCCTGCAAATTCTGAAGGCGTCCCTCAAGCTGACGGGCTTCATCCTCATACCGGCTTTTTCCGAACAGATAATCCGCCTGCGTTACAATACCGTCCACATAGCTTTCAAAGAGCGTCTGACGGAGTGAGTCCAATTTCTTCAATCGCCCCTGTACCGATACGATCTCATTGTCAAGAGCCGTCCTGCGGCTTCTGGCCGCCGAGGATCGGCTGACCTTTTGTATAACCGACTCCGCATCTGTGAGCATCGCCATCTGGAACCGAAGGACCTCATAAACGGCCTCTTTCAAATCGTTTTCCCGCAGGCCGCCCGCATTGGGGCATCCGGCATCCAAAAGCATAGCATGACGGGGACAGATAAAGTGGTACGCCACCGTTCTGCCTTTGTTGTAAACACTCTTATAGCGTGTCATATTATGCTGGCAGCACGCGCATACCACAAGCCCCTCAAAAATGTTTTCGCTGTCAAAATGGGCGTATTTCCCCAGACGGCTGTGGTATTCCTCATGCTTGGTTTTCAAAATGGCTTGAACCGTGTCAAACAGCTCTTGTTCAATGATCGCCTCATGGGTGTTGGGGACAATGATCCATTCTGACGGGGGCATGATTTTTTGCTTCTGTCCAGCGTGCAGCTTTGTGATTTTCTTGCCCTGAACCATGTGTCCCAAATACACAGGATTCTCCAAAATATGCTTCACTGTCTGCGTCTGCCACGGGCTGTTTTCAGAAAACCTCTTGGTAAACACAACGCCCTGCAAATAGCGGTGGTAATTGGGATTGGGAATCTGTTCGGCAGTCAATGTTCTTGCTATCGCAGCGTTGCTCATCCCAGCCTTTTTCATCTGAAAAATGCGCTGCACCACCTTCGCTGCGTCTGGGTCAACGGCCAGCTTGTGACGATCCTCCGGGGATTTCACATAGCCATAAGCGGCAAAGTTGCCAATAAACTCGCCGCTGCGCTTTTTAGTGTCCAGCGCGGAATATACCTTTTGCGAAATGTCCTTGGCGTAAATGTCGTTCATCAGGTTTTTCAGCGCAATCGTCATGGCCTCTCCGCTGTCCGCCCGGATGCTGTCGTAGTTGTCGTTGACGGAGATAAACCGCACTCCCATGAAGGGCAGCACCTTTTCCAGAAAGTTTCCGGTTTCCAGGAAGTCGCGCCCAAACCGGGACAGGTCTTTCACGATAATGCAGTCCACCCGGCCTGCTTTCACATCCTCCATCATCCGCTGGAATCCGGGGCGCTCAAAATTTGTCCCGGTTTCTCCATTGTCACGATAGCAGTCGTACAGTTCCAAATCAGGGTGCTTGGCGATATATCCGCACAGATAGTCGATCTGCGTTTGCAGGCTCTCACTGTCCTTGCGGTCACGGGTGTCCATGATGGAGAGGCGCACATAAAGGGCTGTGCGGAAAATCCGCAGAGCGGTGGTCTTGGGCAGCTCATCAACCGGAACGCCTTGTGCAGCCGCTATCTGTTTTCTTCTGCTCACACGCGCCATTTACACCGCCTCCTTTACCGTGGGGGTTGCCTGCGGCGCCTGACGCTCCATATACTGTTCGATGTAGGCCGTCGCCGCCCTGTACTCATTCTGGTACTTGAAAATGATCTCAATTCGGTTCCCTTCATAGACATAGATACGGTCGATGATCTTCACCAGGATTTTGCGCTCCATCACATCCACATGACGGAAGGACTTGAAATGAGCAATCCATTCCCCCTGTGGGGAACCCGCCTGCACAATAGCGTCCAATTCCTCCCGCCGTTTGCTGATGGCCGCCGCAATCGCCTCACATTTTTCCGTGTAAATCCGCTGATACTGCTTGAACTCATCTTCATTCAGAAGATGATCCACGAATTTCTCATAGGCAGACATTTTGAACCGCATGGCCTGTTCATAATCGGTTTTCAGCTTTTCAAGCTGCCGGTCAATCTTTCTGGCTTCCGTGTCCTCTGCGGGGAGGGCGGCGATAAATTGCAGGGTTTTCTCAATGTTCAGCACCGTTTCCATGTGGGTATGGATACAGTCACGAACCGCATCCATCAGCAGGGCCTCACTGATATTGTGGGTGGTGCAGGCGGTTTTGTCCGCCCGGTTGGTAGAACAGGAGTAGTAAAAATATTTTTTCCCGCCTGCCGGAACAGTCTTGCGGATCATGTTCTGCTTGCAATCAGCGCAGAACAAAAGGCCCGAAAAGGGATATACTGTCTTTTTCTGCACGGCGATTCTGGTATCCCGGCATAGCAGACCGCTGACTGTCCGAAAATCCACCTCGCTGATGATCGGCTCATGGGCGCCGGGAACGCTGATCCACTCGTCCTCTGGTTTCTCCATCAGCTTCTTGATTTTATAATTTGGCCGCCCGGTCTTTCCCTGAACCATCACACCGATATAGAGGGGGTTCTTCAGGATGCGCCCAACCGCTACCGCCGACCACTTGGCCTGCGGGTTGCTCTTGAAGCCGGAGATATACTTCATCCCCAGGGAACGCTTGTATTCTGAGGGCGAGAGGACCCCATCGGCGTTCAGCCGGTCAGCGATCCCTTGCTGGCTCATTCCCTCCAGCTTCCAGCGGAAAATATCCCGCACCACCTCGGCGGCGTAATCGTCCACCACAAGCTGATTTTTGTCGTGCGGTGATTTCAGATAGCCATAGGCGGCAAACGCCCCCACAAACTGGCCCTTTCGTTTCTTGACCTCCAAATGGCTGCGTATTTTTACCGAAATATCCCGGCTGTAAGAATCGTTCATCAGGTTTTTGATGGGAAGCAGGATGGTGCTGGCCTGCCCCTGTGCGTTAGCGGTGTCGTAGCCGTCGTTGATGGCGATAAACCGCACCCCGTGATCTGCAAACTCCTGTAAGACCTTGCCGGTTTCGATATAGTTGCGCCCCAAACGGGACAGGTCTTTTACCACGACGCAGTTGACGACGCCGGAACGCACATCCTGTAAAACTTCCTGAATCCCAGGACGAAAAAAATCAACGCCACTAAACCCGTCATCCTTCCTCTCGGCATGGATGCGGATTTCTGGCATTGATTTCAAAAATTCCGTGATAAATTCCCGCTGATTCTTGATGCTGTTGCTTTCCGGCTTATCTCCATCGTCATCAGACAGACGGAGATAGATGTCGGCGTTATAAGCAGCCTGCGCGGTCAATTTTTTCATAACAATGCCTCCAATCGTTTTGTTCGTCAGTCCCAACAACGATTGGAGTGCGAGTTTTGTCCGATTTCTATTATACAGCAGGGCACGGCCAGTGTCCAGGTGTTTTTTTCGGTTCCATTCGTGTCGGGGATTTACAGGGTACGGAGATAGCTTTCAAATTGTTCCTCCATTGTGGTTTCCTTGGCCGCCTCGGAGAAGCCGATTTTCACGACGATCTTTCCGTGGCGGAAGCAGTAGGGGTTGCGGATCTGGCGGATGAAGTCCAGCACCCGTTCCTCTCTTGGAAGTTCTGTGTGGATGGATATGTCCCGAATATCGACAAGCTGCTCTGGATCAACCGTCTTAATGTCAACGGCGGAGAGCGTATCAAGCTCTGCAAGCGTGAGTGATTTCAAACAGGCTCCTCCTTTCTGCCTCTACAAATCTATTCAGAAGGGCGCCTGTCCTATACCAGAGAACGCAGTCCCACGCTGATTGCCAGAGCTGCGTCGATCTCCTTCATCTTTTTCTTGCTGATCTGGCCGATATAGCCTCGCAGCCGCCTGCGGTCAACCGTCCGTATCTGCTCCAACAGCAGCAAGGATGTCGGGGCAAGGCCCGGCACATTGTCCAGCAAAACATGGGTAGGAAGGTGGGTCTTATCCTTCCGGCTGGTGATGGCCGCCGCCACCACGGTAGGGCTGAAATAGTTTCCCACATCATTTTGGAGAATGAGGATGGGGCGCGTTCCGCCCTGCTCCGAACCAACCACCGGATTCAGGTCGGCATAGAACAGAGCGCCGCGCCGGATCGCCTTTCGCCGCATAAGAATGACCTCCTGAATATAAGTAAGCCGGAAACAGGGCAGGCCCCGAAAGGCCCGCCCCGCATCCGGCGAAATTTTTTCCAATCTGTTTTCTTTCATTGTGCTATTTGTCCTCGACACCCCGCACATGGGAAGTCATCAGCGGCCAGCAGCGAACCGGCCCACGGGAATCTCACCCCTCCGAGGATCTCTCCGAGCTGCCCCCATTGCGTGATCCTGCGGTCAGGCAGGGCTGTGGCTGGACAGGAGTACCATTGTACCCTTTGCCGGTCATGGCCGCGCCGGGAGCTGCCCGGTTTTTACAGACCGCCGTTTCTCGCTCATACAGGCAGGATGACAGCAAGACCAATGAAAGAAAGTAGGTGGGATCTGCTCATCCGTGCCGTACCTCATGGCGCGGCTTCTGAATCGGCTTTTGCTCATCGCACTGGCAAAGGGGAAGTTACCGATGAATGAGTATGCGGTTGTCAAGGAACAGGCGAAAGGGGGGGCAGAAAGAACTCCTTT